AAAATTAGTTCAAAATGATAAACAATTAAAAATTCCAGCAAAACCTTTGGAAGAAGTTTTTTTGGTTAAAAATAATATCTTTTTAAAAAATCAAGGTGACAAAGTATGTAAAGCCTTATTTAATTCTAAATTAGCAACAAAAGAACAACTTAATGACTCTTATAATAATGGTGCTAATTGGTGTAATTATGGTTGGATTGAGAAAAGTGAAGCTTATTATCCATTACAAAATGACACAGATAATGCTACTTGCTTAGGTAAAAAAGGATTAAATGGTGGAGTAATGGATGAAGATTTAAATTTAGGTATACACTGTTATGGAGTAAAACCTTCTGAAAATACCTTTTACCCATTAGATAAGTTATATAACGATAGTTCAATGTCTGATAAAGATTTAGCCATGTTAGAAAATTATAGAAAAAAACTAAATGCTGGCGGTATAAAAATAACTCCTTTTAATAATAATGCTTGGTCTAAATATAGTTTTAAAGCGGACACTATTAAAATAGGAGAAAGCACAGTTGTGACCGAAAAAAATGATAAATCTAAAGATCCTAATTCTATTAAAATAGAAAAAGTAATTGTAAAGGAATTAATATTACCTGAAATAAAATAATATATTTTAATATAAAAAATTGAAGATAATATATTAAATTAAATATTTATTATGGAAATGGAAATAACAGAATTAATCATAAATAGTAAAATTATGGGGGAAAATGAAAATTGGGATTTCAATCATTGGAAAAAATATATTACTGAAATAATTTTAGAAGTTTATAGTAAAGGTGACTTTCATAATTATATATTAGATCAGATAATTTGTTATTGTTTACCGCAATTTAATGAAAAGAGATATCAATTTAAAAAAAACAGGACATCTTTATTAAATGATCGTAAACAATTACAACATTTATTAACTATTCCTAAAAATAAAGCACAAAAATCGGAGGAATGGTTATCTTTTAGACACAATCATATTAATGCCAGTGAAGCTGGTCAAATTTTTTCAAAATCAAGAAATTCAATGTTATTGTATAAAGCAAAGCCATTTGAATATAAGAATACTAGTAGTAATGCTACAGAACATGGTAATCGTTTTGAAATTATAGCACAAAATATTTATTCAAAAAAAATTGGAAAAAAAATACATAGTTTTGAGTCAATTGAACATCCTATTTATAAATTTATAGCTGCTAGCCCAGATGGTATAGATGAAGATGGTGATTTATTAGAGATTAAATGCCCTATAACACGAGATATTAAAGGCGTCCCAAAAAAAGATTATTGGATACAAACTCAATTACAAATGGAGGTGACTAATTTAAATAGATGTAAATTTGTTGAATGTAAATTTGATGAATATCAGTGTATTGAATTTTATAAAGAAGATAATGAACGAGATTTCAAAGGTGTTATATTACAATATTATGATAATTTACAAATAAAACACATTATTTATAGTGAATTTAATATAGATCCTGATGAATGGATTAATGATGAAAAACAAAAAATTATTGAAAAATACGATGACACAATATATATAGATGTAATTTATTGGTATTTATCAAAATATTCTTGTTTTGAAGTATATCGTGATCGTAAATGGTTTATGGAAAATTTACCTATATTTCAAGATTTTTGGAATGATGTATTAAAATATAGAGAAAATGGTAATCTAGAAAATATTGAAGTTAATACACGTAAACCAAAATTAATTGAAGAAAAACCAGTTGTAAATGCGTGTTTATTAAAAGATGAAGATGAATATTAAAATATTTTTTTTGTATTATAATAAAGAATAAAATTGATATATATGTAATATTATTCTTTATTAAAAAAAATGGGAGTACCTTATTATTTTAAATATGTGGCTACAAATATGAGTCATGCTGTATTAAAAGCTATAGATAAAATGCCTACTATTTTGTATATTGATTTTAATGGTATGATATATGATGCACGAACTATAGTTTGTTCTAATAAAAATTTAAAACATGCAAAAAAAATAGTATTAGATTATCATATTTGCACTGAAGTAGTAGCTTTACTAGAAAAAGTAATTAATTCAATAGATTTACAATATCTAGATACAATTTACATTGCTATTGATGGTATAGCACCTTTTGCTAAAATGAACCAGCAAAGACAACGTCGTTTTAAATCAGCAAAAGAGTCATACATTTTAAAACAGATAGATATGGATGCTGGTATAATAAAAGACACGCCTATTTGGGATAGTAATGCTATTACACCTGGCACTAAATTTATGGAGAGGCTGAATGAACATTTAAATGTATATATTGAAAGTATTAAAAATAAATATAATAAAATAAATGTAATATTAGATAATAGTTCTAATAAAGGTGAGGGTGAACATAAGCTTTTCAAACATCTAGAAGATAATAGACAAAATCATTTAAGGCATCAAAAAGTTATATATGGTTTAGATGCTGATTTAATTATATTATCATTAATTCGTGGCTATTCCTATACATATTTATATAGAGAATCATCCTATTATCCATTTGAAATGCGCGAAAATGATGAAGGATATTTATATATGGATGCCACTGTTCTTAAAAATGAAATAATAAATGAATTTTATATTGATACAATGGATAAAAAAAAATTAATGATTGATTATGTTTTTCTTACATTTTTATTGGGTAATGATTTTATTCCAAATTTATTTATTCTCAAGATACAGAAAGGGGGTTTTGATTTAATTTGTGAATTATATAAAAAAGGGTATCAAAAATTTAAAGTCCATCTAATCAATAAAGATATAACAATTAATCTTGAATTTTTTAAATTTATAGTATCTGGATTAATAAAAAAAGAAGATGTAATTTTAAAAGAATTATCAATAGAACATCGTAAATTTAAACCATTTATAAAACCTAATATTTCCGAGTATGATAAGAAAAAAATGTTAGTTCATTATTATCCTTATATGATTGGAGAAAAAGACACAATATTATTAGGTGAAAATGGTTGGAAAGAGCGATTTTACACATATTGGTTAGATGGTAATTATGATAATTTTATGATAAATTACATGGTTCAAAACTATGTTGATGGACTTGTTTGGATATTAAAATATTATACAATAGGATGTGCCGATTGGTTTTGGTTTTATGAGTATCCTATAGCACCTTGCTTAGATGATTTATTAAATTATCTTGATAAATATCCCAATAAATCTATTGATGTAAATTTTAAAAATGAAACTATTGATTATACTATTTATAATATGTATCAGCTTCTAACTATTTTACCTAAAACAAGTATAAAGGCTATTCCAAAATTATGGAGACCTATTATCACAAATCATATATTTAACTACTTATATCCTACACAATTTAATATTAAAACATTATACAAACGATATTATCATGATTGTTATCCTATTCTTCCCAAATTAGAAAAATCTTTATATTATCAGCTTAAAAGTAAAGTTGTTGAGTTATTGGCAATAATTTGAAAAAAAAATCTTATTATAATATACATAAGCGTTTTTTATGACACAATTATTTAGAAAAGAATTAAATATTAATATATTAAATAAAGTGTTAGGAACAATAGGATTAACAGAATTTAAGGAAGAATTTAGTTTTCGTAAAAAGGACCTAATCACATTTGGTTCAGTTGAAAAGATGAAGTTAATAAATGATGAACTTGCGGAATATTATTATCCCTGTAAATCAAAATTATATTTAGATGATATTGATGAAAGTAAATGTATCACTATAATAAGACAATTTTTGCGTTTTTTTGATTATAATTTAGTAAGTAGAGAAAAATATAATAATGGTGAAAAATTCATTGTATATTCCTTAGTATCACCTCATAATATGAAATTAAAAAAACAGATAACTATATCAATTTAATCATATATTTTTTATAAAAATATGATTAAATATTTAATTACTGTAAGCAAGACCACCCATACCACTCATGATACGAAGAACGTTATAGTTAGTGGCATAAACACGAACTTTGCAGGAGCGAACACCAGAGGCACCACGAACAGCGCGATGAGTAAGAGATAATTGAAGGGTAGCATTGTCAATACGAGACATATTGCAAGTGCCGGAAGGTTGATGCTCTTCAGGTTTAAGACCGAATGAATAAACATTGATACCAACTGGGGGGCAGTTGCTGTGGTGTTGGTATGGTTGAACAAGGTTGAAGTAGCTACCAGGGCGTTCAGAGAATCTATCGTGTCCGTTAAGTTGAAGTTTGGCAGAAGCTACTGGATTGTCACCACGATCAAGCAAGAAGTTTCCAGAATGAATACCATAAACTCTTGCAGTAGAAAGAGAAACATTGGCAACATTTTGAGCAGCAGGGGCAACTAAGCCAGAGTTAGCAATAAAGTCAGCACTGTTGGGGTTAACACCTTGACCTTGAGCGACGTTATTTAAGGTTTGAGTCATAGAACCAGCGCTAAAGATATCACCAGCACCAGTTAAACCACTTCCCATTGGGCTATCAGGATTGCCGGTAAAGGGGGTAAGATCAAGAGCATCAGAGTAGTTAAACCATTGAAGACCAGCAACGCTTTGAGTAGAAGAAGCATCTACATGGCTGTCAGGTTGAACAACCCAGACAAGTTCTTTAACAGGGTGATTGAAGTTGAGTTTAACTTTGTTAGAAGTGGAGTTAACAGATTCGTCACCAGTGAATTGAAGTTGTTCAATCAAGTATTCGTGAGAAACTTGAGCGAAGCGTCTGCGCTCATCAGTGTCAAGGTAGATGTAGTCAACATAGAGAGAAGCAGTCTTGAGAGAAGGAACAGCAACATTGTTAGCATCCCAATAGCAACCACGAGCTTCACGGAATTCAAGGTTGATTTTGACTTCGTGATATTGAAGGGCAATAAGAGGGAGAGCGAGACCAGGGTTACGGCAAAACCAGAATTCAAGAGGGATATACAAGGTTTCTTCAGGCATAGTAGCAGTAGTATCATCAGCACCGTGAGCCATATTATCAGCACTTGAACCGGCAACAGCAGGATTCGCAAGAGCATTGCCAGAAATAGGTTGAACAAGACGAGGAACGTTGCCGACCATAGCAGCATAGCCGGAAGCGTGACCTGCAGTTTGAGTAAGTTCGTTCCAGATGTGGAGCCAATCACCATAGTGTCTGTCAATGCGTTGACCACCGATTTCAACTTCAACTTGTTTGATCATAACGTGGCCGAGCCAGTTGAGCCATCTGAATTGTTGAGAACCAGATACTGAAACACGAGGAAGAGTGACTTGAAGGTAAACACGAGAGATAAGATCACCATTACGAGAGATAGTGCAGGTTACTTTGCGACCGAAATCAGCAGCACCGTTAAAAGTTTGTTCAATAGATTCCATAGAAAAGTTAGTGTGTCTGCGATAGACGACTTTCCAGAAAGTTATTTGAGGATTACCAGTAAGGTAAATATCCTGAGCACCATAAGCGACAAGTTGCATTAAGCCACCACCCATTTTGTTGTTTTATATAATATGATAAGAAAAAAAATTTAGAAAAACGCAAAAATATAGTTAATTAAAACTATATTTTTTTATCTTTCTACTATATATTTAAACAAACAAAATAATTTAACACAAATGTTTCCTTATTAAATTTGATAAATTAATATTCTCATTATATTTTCGTATCTTTTTAAATTCCAATGTATTATCTTCTAAAAACCTAAATTTCCAACCATCATTTATCATATTGAATATAAATGATATCTTTATTAATTCAATTATTATACTATTATTCATATTATATCTTTCCATACATTAAATTTAAAATAGATTTAAGCGTAAAAATCAATTATTTTTAATTAAAAACCGTTTTTTTTTAATATTCTTTCAAAAATTCTATTATTTTAATAAAAATAAAATTCTTATATTTAAGAATAAATTACATAATTTAGATATACATGATAATATTTAAAGATAAAACTAAAAAGAAAAAAAATGACCATCCGGTAAATATAGACAACAAACATCAAGAGATTATCAAAAATTTTGAATCACAGACAAAAGAATTAGAAATATTACAACAAGAATTAAAAAAGAAAAATATACGATATAATGAATTGTCAAATATATCAAATTCATTTATTACAGATGAACAACTTGATGAGAAATTTAATATAAAATTTCAAATTGAAGATATTGAAAAAAAAATAAATGTAATTCGTTATCAAAATAATTCAACTCAATATTTTGTAAATACTGGACATATATTATTTAATTATTATAATAAAATAAATACAACTGAACAAGTAAGTGTTGAAATGGAAAAAAAAAATCCTTTGTCCAAATCAATACTTGAATTTTTTAAAAAAGACACTACAAATTCTAATATAGAAGTCAAAGAAGATAGTTCTAAAAAAAATACTATATCAAAAACACAAATGATGGATGAATATATGAGATATGTTGATAGTAGATTTATTACAGATAAAAATAAAGAAGATGATGTTGAAGTATGTTCATCGTGTAATACTCAAAAACTATTTGTTCATGCTGAAGGTTTAATGATATGTGAAAAATGTGGTGTTCAAGACTATGTTTTAATAGATTGTGACAAACCTAGTTATAAAGAACCTCCAAAGGAGATAGCTTATTTCGCGTATAAGCGGATTAACCACTTTAACACTAAATGGAGTGGAAAAGCAGATAATAATCTGCTAGTCATGGAAGTTTTTATAAATTTATCAAAATATTTTTTATTATAAAAAAGACAATTCATGGCGATACTATCAAATTGCTGGAAAATCCTTAAAAACTTCTCTCACAATTCTATTTCTAGTGATAGAATAGAAATCGTAAAAGTAGAGGAGATACTTGGACAATCAGCAGCTAACTACTTTCAAGATTGAAAGTAAGGAGTTCACAGACTAAACGGTAGTAGGTGTCTTAAAAAGGTAAGATGCTTAAGATATAGTCGGAGTTTAGTAGAAATACTAAATAGTTCACGCAATGAACACATTTCACAGTTTCAAGGTAAAGAGTCAACTGAGATACCACACGAAATTTATAGTTTAATAATTAAAGAACTTGAAAAAGAAAGAATTACTGATTTAAAAATAATAGAATCTAATAAAATAAGAGAGATATTAAAAAAATTAGAATTAAATAAATACTATGAACATATACCACATATAATTAATCATATTAATGGCATACCGCCACCTAATATAACAAAATCACAAGAAGAAACATTACGCGTTATGTTTAAAGAAATACAGATTCCATTTATGAAGTATTGTCCATCAAATAGACAAAATTTTTTATCTTATACTTATGTTTTACATAAATTCTGTGAATTATTAGAATTAGATCATTTACTACCATGTTTTCCATTGTTAAAATCAAGAGAGAAATTACAAGAGCAAGATGCTATTTGGGAAAAAATTTGTAATGATTTGGGATGGAAATATTATAAATCTATTTAAAAAAATTATTGAAAACAATTGTTTTCAATAATTTTTACATTATCACTTCATATTATATCTTCCAAGTTGAAGGTGAGCTTGCTGCTGCTACTACTAAATGAATTGTTGAGTCTGGACGGATATTGTAATCCCCTAGTGTGCTATTTCTCCAATTATGTCCTTCTCCAAGGTTCCTACCAGCAAATATAAGTCGTTGTTGTAAAGTAGAAATCCCAGTGATATTTTGAACCTTATCCTTAAGAGTTGATATAGTATCACTGGAATCAATATTGATTTGATATGTGTTATTACTCATATCTTTAACATAAACCGTAAAACCACCGTTCATAATATTTTTCGATTTATAAGATCTACGCCCCTTTGAACGCATTTGTGAAGAACGAGTTTTATTTTTTTTTGAATTGACCATTTTATATATATAATTAAACGATTTAATTTATTTTTTGCTTTTTATTTAGAATATTTATTTGAAAAAACTAGTAATACTGTACTGTTTTTTTTGTAATTCTTCCTTTTTAGGTTTTATTATTTCGCGTGATATTTTAGAAATTGGTGCTGTTATAACAAACACTTTATTATATTTAGTAGGATTATCTAAATTTTTATAAAATTCTACAACTTTGGGATGACATTTGATTCGCGATGGATCAAAATTAATAATTGAGAGACCTATAAGTGTTCTTACACGACTTAACGCTACATATATTTGGCCATATCCACCATTTCCTTTAAATACATCACGACCTATATCAACTACTGCTAAGTCTATAGACATTCCTTGAGAACGATGAATAGTGCACCCATATCCTAATATAAGTGGTATTCCTTGCGCTCTTATAATATAACTTCCTTCATCAATTTCCCATTGATATATTGCTATGTTTTTTTGTATACCATTTGAAAACATAATAATAGGCTCATTATTTTCATTAAATCCTTGAACTATGCCTTTACTACCATTAACTAAAGCTTCTTCTATTGATAAATTTATTACTAAGATTACTTGACAACCTATACATAATTTGATTTTATCATCAATAGGTAGCTGACTTAAAACGCGATTATCTATATCTGTTTTATTTAAAATAGGTCTTTCTGGATCACGACTTTCATAAGATACTGATATATTATAATCTTTAATCTCTTTATTATCAGATTTAGCTATTTCATCAAAATAATTTTGATTGATTTCATTTGCTTTTATTCTAGTAGGAAATAACTGCACAGGAAGAACACCATAATTATTTACCAAATTTTCTTTAAAACGAGTCATTAATAAACATGTAGTGTCTTGATCGGATATTCCCATTCTTATTTTTTGCAACGCTTCTATAAAAAGTGTATCAGTTTGACGATGTATTTTTTTAAAATGGATTATTTCTATATTTGAATAATTCCATTCTGGTGTTTCAAAACAATATTCTCTATCATGGTTTTCAATATGTTGTTCCAATATGGGTGCTAATTGGCAAAAATCACCGCTTAAAATAATTTGTATACCACCAAAAGGCATCTCATTTTTTCTGATAATTTGACATAAACGATATAATAATTGAAAAGTTAAAGGCGTTAACATAGAAATCTCATCAATAATTAAAGTTTTAATATATTTTAATCGTTTTGTTGTATATTTCTTTTTTAATATTCTACTTATTATCATATCTTGTGATTCTCTGCTCACTCCTATTCCACTAAAACTATGTATAGTTGTTCCTCCAATTAAAAGAGCGCTTGAGCCAGTTGTACTTGTAATACCTAAAAGTTTCGAATGATCTTCCTGATATTTTAATTTATGCCAATCTATATATGTTTCTAATACTTTTGATTTACCTGTTCCACCACCTCCTGTAAGAAATACATTCGCACCACTTTTCATTAAATCTATTGCTCGTGTTTGTTCTTCATCTAAAATAATCGGCATTAAATATTGATTTATAGATATGAAAAATAAATATACAAATCAATTTTTTTATAATTTATATATGGTTGTGTTAAACAAATAATTCAGTAAAATAAAGCCATAAACCTATACCTACAAAGCATTTTGCAAAAAGATCCAATATATTATAAATTATTACTCTATAATCTTCACGCATTTTATAAATTAATCCATAAATAGACCAAATTAGAAAGAAAAATGAAAATAAAATATAATTAAATAGTGAATATTTTGGTTTAACAAAATTTATATAGATAATTGTAAACATTATAAAAAATGCTATAAAACTTGTAGTCATAGCTAGATTTTTATCCATTTTATTTGTATCTCCTAAATATCCTATTAATAACATAGTAAAATTTAATAGCACAATACCAATATATATTAAAAAATTTAATTTAACTTCTGAATGATCTGCTAAAGCTATACAAAATACTAATAACATTACAGGGGTAGTAATAGACCAATCTAAATATCGCAATTTATTAATTTCATTTTT